ACATCATCCGGGATCTTTCCTGCAAGGACGAACAGGGTGTTCTCATCCATGTCGAGCACAGCGGCAAACTGGCGGATCAAGTGGTCAGAGGTCGGACTGCGTCTGTCATGCTCAATGTCATTCAGATATTGCGGCGAGATCGCCTTGCCGTCTTCTTCTTTCAAGATTCGACTCGCCAACTCCTTCTGGCTAAGCGCTTGGGCTTTGCGCGCTCTGGCGATCTCGTTTCCAAAGGTTGCGGAAGACGATGTCATCTTGATTGCATGGTGCTACCATTCCCTGTCTGCATTTATGCGGATTGACGTAGAGCTTTATCCGGTCATCGTCAATGCACATTTTGACGCGGCACCGATGATGCTGGTGTCTGTGACTGATTCGGCTCTCTCACCGTGAACACGCTTGATCAAGCAGGGTCAGGTGGCTTTCTGGCGCCCTCAAGAACACTCAAGACTTCGCACGAACCAGACAAGCTATTGATATCGCTTGTCAAAGACTATTTCTCCTGTACGGTTCGCCTATCAAGATTAATGGCGAACCGTCTCATGAACATCTCTCGTCAATCTCAAGGGTTTTTATCGCCGGACCGGATGTCGGCGGATCAGCGCCTGTCCGAGGTCGGTCAAATCCTGGCTGCAGCCATAAGGCGTGTCCTAGCTGAACAGTCCAGTTCTTTATCTGCAATCGGCAGAGAAAGTTCCCTCGACATTCTCGCTCTAAAACGCCTTGCTCGTCGTTGCAAATCGAGCAACCGAGATGGAGAGCAGCAATGAATCAAGCAGTCTGGAAGCCCGCCGAAAGCCGCAAAACTCTGCCGGATGCCGACACGTCGGTCCTGGCCCGATTGGCGGCGCTGAAACGCATGTCGGTCAGGGAGCTGAAACTCGAGTGGGAAGCGTTGTTCGACACGCCGGCACCGAACAACAGCCGCGGCAATCTGGAATTGCGACTTTCCTGGCGCATCCAGGAACTGGCGCTGGGCGGTCTGTCCCGGCAGACGGCCAGGATGCTGGAGCTGCTCGCCGAAGAGGTCGACGGCAAATCCGACAGCAAGGCGATTATTGCCGACCCGCGCAATCCGGTAGTTGGCACCAGGCTAGTGCGTGAATGGGATGGCGTCGAACACACGGTGACCGTGCTGCGCGATGGCTTCGAGTGGCAGGGGCGACGTTTCAAATCGCTATCGGCGACTGCGCGCGCGGTCACCGGCAGCAACTGGAATGGCTATCGCTTCTTTGGTCTTGGCAATGCGCGCAGGAGTGAACGATGAATATTCGACAGCCCCAGCGCCGTTTGCGCTGCGCGATCTACACGCGCAAATCTTCCGAGGAAGGCCTCGACATGGAGTTCAACTCCCTCGATGCCCAGCGTGAGTCCTGCGAGGCCTATATCGCCAGCCAACGCTCGGAAGGATTTGCTGCCATTCGTGAACGCTATGACGATGGCGGCCACTCTGGCGGCACGCTGGAGCGACCCGCATTGCAGCGGCTGCTGGCCGATGTCGAAGCCGGACTGATCGACGTCATCGTCGTTTACAAGATCGACCGGCTGTCGCGATCGCTGATGGACTTTTCCAAGTTGGTCGAGGTTTTTGAACGCAATCAGGTGACGTTCGTATCGGTCACCCAGTCTTTCAACACCACGACGTCGATGGGACGTCTGACGCTCAACATCCTGTTGTCCTTCGCTCAGTTCGAGCGCGAGGTGATCGGCGAGCGCATTCGCGACAAATTCGCAGCTTCTCGCAAGAAGGGCATGTGGATGGGTGGCTACGTCCCGCTTGGCTATGATGTCCGCGACCGGAAACTGGTGATCAATGAAGAAGAGGCCAAAACGGTCAGGATGATCTTCGAGCGCTTTGTGGTCACCGGTTCGGCCACCAGGCTGGCGAAGGCGCTGGCGGCCGAGGGTGTCGTCAACAAGCGTGGCAAGCTGATCGACAAGGGCTTTCTCTACAAGCTGATCAACAATCGCGTCTATATTGGCGAGGCCGTTCACAAGGGGACCAGTTATCCGGGCGAGCATGAGGCCATCATCGATCGCGAGCTATGGGACGCGGTCCAATCTGTGCTGAAAACCAGTCCTCGGCTGCGTGCTGCCGCATCAAGAGATCAGACACCGGCGATGCTGAGGGGGCTGATCTTTACGGACACCGGCGCGGCGATGACGCCGACCGCGACGAAGAAGAGCAGCAAGCTCTATCGCTACTACACCTCGATGGATCTGATCCGAAACTGTCCCACCAGAACGGAAGGACCGCAGCGGCTTCCTGCCGCCATGGTCGAAGATGCGGTCGTCGGCGAAATCCGTCGCATGATCGCCACGCCTGAAGTGAGGGCGCGAGCACTTGCCGCCCTGAAATCGGACATGCCAGACATCGACGACAAAGTGGTGATTGCCGCGCTTTGCGATTTTGACGCGCTTTGGGCCTCGCTGTTCCCGGCCGAACAGGCGCGCATCGTCCAGCTGCTGGTGGCGCGCGTCACCGTCAGCGCTACTGGCCTTGCCATCGATCTGCGCCAGGACGGCATCAAATCACTGGCGCGGCAGATGTTGGCACCGCAGATGGAAAAGGATGCGGCATGACGGAGAATACTATCCGCGTGGTCATTCCGCTGACCATTCGCAAGAAGAACGGTCGTCCGAAAATCCTGCCGCCAGCAGAGCACACGCCCACCGAGGCTCGGATGCAGGACGCGCATGTGTTGCGCGCCATCGCCCGCGCCTGGAACTGGCGGCGCAGGATCGAACGCGGCGAGGCCTCAACCATTGCCGATATTGCCAAGGCCGAAAACCTCTCCGATCGTTACGTCAGCCGCATGGTTCGGCTGGCCTATCTCGCACCGGACGTGCTCGAGAAACTGCTCCTCCACCGCATTCCGCCGGCGTTGTCGCTCAATGATCTGATGGTTGTCGTAGAGCGGCCGTGGTCACAGCAGATGGCAGCGGTGTTCGGTATTTCACAACCGTTTGCCCCGAGGGATTGACTACTTTCCGTCTTGCCTTCACTGAAACAGAATAATTGACTGTAGTGCATAGGCGCGGCGGTCAGAATATTGGTGAGGTCATGGATGGCACAAAAGCCGAAGCCGCCAGCAGCGGACGAAAAGCATATCCAGCGACTGCTCGAGAAATATTCCTGCCCGGTGCCATATCATGAGATCCGCACTCGGTTTCTTGGCAGCATCGCGACGCCCGTGTCTGTACAGCCATTGCAGATTGTCAAGGACCTGTGGGGTGGTGAGCTGCCAGAGTTGGAGAGCATGGATGCGGTCAATGAGTTGATCGGCGCCTTGATCAACGAATTGTGGAACTCCCTGACCCGTCATCAAAAGCGCGTTGACCCGTTTCGTCTGACACGTGTCCCGGCCGGTTCGACGCTGCTGGAGCTCGGCAGCCTTGCTCTTTTACGCCGTCAGGAGTTGGACGGCTTCGTCGAGGGGCTGTTCAACAATCTGGACGCGATCGATCTTCCCGAGAAGGCTAATGCCGCACTTGGTGTACTCGGTGATGTCCGAGCGATGATGGCTGGGATTTGTGAATTGGCCTCAGACGATACCAAGCCAGTCGAAGCTGACGATCTCGGCAAGACGTTCAACCATGTTCGCGAGCTGACTCTGATTATGGAAAAGGAAATCAACGTCGTTGTGCTTGATTGCACCCGTGCACGTCGACAGATGATGAAAGGCGGTGGCGGATTTCTGCCTGCGACATTGCATTGACGCGGGAATTACCTGTGATCAATTTCGAGCGCGGCGCCAGCCAGCCGCCTGCGCTTCCTTCTCCGTACAGAACCAGCGCTCGCCCTGGCTCTCTGTGATCTTGGTCTTGTCGTAGTCCTTCTGACCTGGCACATGATAGATGCGTTTGCCGTTTCGGCTGATGTTGCCCTTGATCCGGCAACCAGTTGTCGGAATTGCTGATGCTACTGGTTTCGGCAGCAGGTGCTGCTGCGCATTAATCGGTACCGACGAGGCACCAAGAATCTTGGTTTGTGGGCTACGACCACGCCAATCCCATGGTGCGATGAATGCCCCAGACCACATACCAGCTTGGCTCGCTCGCGCAGCTTTCTCCAGGCCAACATAGATGTCCGAGTAGCGCCTGAATGCCAGCGCCCAGCCGCCAGCTACCATTGCGGCGTTGAGGTCTTTCTTGCCTACAAAGCAGGTCATGATGTGCCGGCCATAGCGGTCAACCTCGCTACCCGTGCAGGAAACGGTGCGGTCATGAACCAGCCGGACCAATTCGTCACGTGCGGCGATCCCGCAAGGGTATGTCTTTTCGGCGGTGTCGATGCAGATCTGGTCGGTCTCCGGCGCATCAATGCCGTTCAACCGGACCTTCGTGCCCTTCACCGTTATGGTGTCGCCATCGGAAATTTTCGCCGTTCCTGCTAT